TGCTGGCACTGGCACCAAACAGCATCCCTGCATTTCCTGAGACTGACATCGTTCCTCCTGTCACGGTGGTGAATCAGCAGCCTGATATTCTGCCTCCTGTCATCAACGAGGTAAGGCGTAAACGGTACGGAGTGTTTCACAGCACTCAACTCCAGACTGCCACTGTCATCAATACGGCGTATCCAATGACGCTGGACGTGACAGATATCTCGTATGGCGTTTACATCGGCACTCCTAACAGCCGTGTCTACATTGATACTGAAGGCTTTTACAACTTTCAGTTTTCAGCTCAACTCGACAAAATATCTGGAGGAATAGGATCTGTCTTTATCTGGCCCAGAATCAACGGCGTTGACATTCCAGATAGTGCGACTAAAGTTCGCATTCAAGGCAACAACGCAGAGACAGTTGCCGCGTGGAACTTTGTGTTGCCAGTAAATGCCGGAGACTACTTCGAGCTTGTCTGGAGTACAGATGACCTCGATTGCCAGATATTTGCCTCGGCAGCAAGTCCTCCGGTCCCGGCGATCCCTTCGCTGATCCTTACTGTTACCGACAACATCTCTTAACCTATGGCAGTTACAGTCAAAAACATCATTCCACCCAAGCAGGCTGAAAACACTCAGACTGCCCAGTACACTGCCGTAAACTGCAAGACGATCATCGACAAATTCACGGTGACGAATACGAACACGGCTAACGTGACGTTCTCGGCCAACCTGATCGCTTCTGGTGGTTCTGCTGGCAACTCCAACCTGATCGTTAAGACTCGCTCGATTGTGCCTGGGGAGACTTACCTGTGTCCTGAACTGGTTGGTCAGGTTCTCGAAGCCGGCGGATTCATTTCTACTCTGGCCGGCACTGCTACTGCGCTCACCATCACCGCATCCGGGAGGGAGATTACCTAATGACCTGTAATGTCCTAGCGCCAGTTGATCTGACAGACCAGATCGAGGAAAGGCTTTTACACCTTCCCGATATAGACTGTCCGGTGCTGCATCACTTTGGACCGGGAGTTTATATCCGCGAGGTCAGGATGCCTGCTGATTCTCTTGTTCTTGGTCACAAGCACAGGAACGCTCACACCAATATTCTGGTGCAGGGAAGGCTCAAGTTTTTGAATGAAGGCGGGGAAGTTGTGGAGCTTGTGGCGCCAGCCGTGTTGACATCTAACCCCGGGCGGAAACTGGCCTACATCATCGAAGACACGATTTGGCAGAACGTCTACGCTACAGATGAGCAGGATGTTGAAAAACTGGAGGCTGCCTTGCTCGATAAGAGTAGCGCGTGGCTGGAGCACAAAGACCGAATCTTTAAGCTGCAAGAAAGCGCACACGATCAAGATCGCGCTGACTTTAGAGACGTTCTGAATACTTTTGGTTTGGACGAAGAGCTTGTCAGTTTTATTTCTCAGCAGGAAGAGGATCAGATTCCTTTTCCTGCTGGATCAGCGCCAAAGGTTACGTTGCGCCCAAGCCCAATTCACGGCAAAGGGATGTTCGCGTCTTTCCCTATTTCGGCTTTTGAGGTCATTGGCCCAGCAAGACTCGATGGCAAACGGACTCCGCTTGGCCGCTACACGAACCACTCTGCAAATCCAAACGCATTCTTTGTAAAGAATGACGAAGATGATATATATGCCATGGCCTTCAAGGATATTCGAGGATGCCAAGGTGGAGATAATGGAGAAGAGATTACAGTAGACTACCATCAAGCATTAAATGTTAATGGCCTTTGTGCGAAAGGAGATAAAGAATGAGTTCAGTTGTTAAGATTGTTGGAGGTGGCGCTGCCCTTCTAAAGGGTGCTGGCATTATTGGTGGTGCCGCAAAAGGTCTTACTGCTGGAAAGGCAATTTTAGGCGCCGGAGCGCTTAGTGCTGGTGCTTCCATAATCAGCGGAAACAAAGCAGCAGACGCTGCCAAGGAAGCGGCACGAACTCAAGCGGCTGCTCAAAATACAGCAATGGGCGAGCAGCGGCGTCAGTTTGAGGCTATCCAAGCTCTGCTGAAGCCCTATATTGATGCCGGCAAAACCGATTTAACGCAGCCATACATCGGTGCAGGCCCAGGCGCGTTACAGGCCATGCAGGGACTCGCTGGCTTGCGTGGAGCAGGCGAGCAGCAGGCTGCCATTAACCAGATACAGCAGGGAGCACAGTTTCAAGAATTAGCCCGGCAAGGGGAACAGGGAATCCTACAGAACGCTGCTGCCACTGGTGGACTTCGAGGCGGGAACGTGCAGGCTGCTTTGGGTCAATTCCGTCCTGCTCTACTCAACCAACTCATTGAGTCCCAGTACGGAAAGTTGGCCGGGTTGACGTCGCTTGGATCGACCTCGGCAGAGAACCTACTACGCCTCGGTCAGGCATCAGCAGCCGGAACGGCAGCAGCCGGGCAGCAGTCTGCTCAGAACATTGGAAACCTGATGGTGGGACTAGGGCAAGCACAAGCTGCTGGACAGATTGGAACGGCAAATGCGTTTGCACAAGGGCTGACGGGGGTAAGCGGTGCTATTGGAGGAGGACTACAGAATTATGCACTCTTGAGTACACTTAATAAGGGCGGTGGCGGAAGTTTGTTTGGGAGTCCTGGCATGACTGATTCACTCGATCCGTTTCAACGCACATTTGGTGCTGGAGCATCACCTGAAGGTTAATTTTTATGGCCGGACCCTACGACTACTCGATCAACATTCCGCAGCCCCCGGCTCAGAACTTCCTTCAAAGCCTGCTGGGTATTCAGCAGCTTAAAGGGCTACAGCAGCAGAGCCAGTTGGCAGAGCAACAGGCTGCCATACAGCAGCAGAATGCGGCTTTCCAGCAGCAGATGCAGCCGCTTGAAAGGCAGAGGCTCGAAGCTGCTATTGCAGCGCAGAGGGCTAATACTGCTCAGTCTGGCGCGGCGACTAACCTTCTTGGAGTTCAGACTACGGCAGCGAAGTTAGGACTTGCTGACAAGCAGTTGATCTCGTCAACGCTTCAAAACTACTTCAACGACGAGACAAAAACCGTAAAGGATCTGGCTCCTATTCTGCCGCTTCTTGACGCTACTGCTGTTGAGAATCTGGGCAAGGCAGAGCAGATTCGTGTGAATAACGAGGTTTCTGCACGGCTGAATGAAGGGAAGGAAATTACTGCAAGCGATATTCGTGGCTGGTCAAACAGGCAGACATTGCTAAGAGGGCCGGAGCAGCAACAGTTTCAGCAGAGCTTCCTTGCCATGACTCCCCAGTTTCAGTCCGCTGCAAAGAGTGGAATGATCAGCGCAGTAAACGCTGCTTTTGCTGGGAACATGGGCGAAGCAAGAAAGGCAGCAGCAGAAGTGCAACAGGCTTTGATCAACAGCAAAGACTCAAGTCCTGCTGCAAAAGCTGTATCTAATTCTTTTGGAAAGATAGTGGATCTGATTGATCAAGATCCAAATCTTCCAAAAGAAGTCTTGGCGTTAAATGTCGTAAACGCAGCAGGCCTAGTTGGTGACGAGAATCTTTCCAGGCAAGCCTTGAATATCGTCAAGGAATTTGGCGACCAGACTAAGCCCGGTGGCTCCGGCAAAGGCAAGGAAGTGGACATGGACATGGAGGATCTAAAGAGGCAAGAAAAGAAACTCCAAATCCAAGAGCTTCAACAAAAACTAGATCAAGTAAAACCCGAAAAGCCACTTCCGTCGTCTTTATTAAGAGCAAATGCCGAAATTAATAAATCTGTTGATTCTGCAAATGAGATGGCAGACAAGCTAGAGCAGGCTTCAGAAGCAATTAGAGGACTTCCTTCTAGAGGGTTTTTGAGTGAAAAATATCTTCAATTAAAACAGGTATTTAGAGGAGTCGAAAACCCAGAAATTACAATAAGAAATAACGCAGCGCAGCTTGCTGGGCTTGGAATGCTTGGAGCAGAAAAAACAGCAATGGGAGGAGCAATCCGAAGCAATGTGCAGTTTCAATACGCAACAAGCAAACTTCCTGACGCATATCAGTCACCTCAAGCCCTTGCAGACAAACTTGCAGCACAGGCTCAAGTTCAACGCAAAATATCAAAATTGATGGCGATTGATGCCGAGTGGAACTCTGCGTTTCGTGGAAGCCAAAAGGCAAAAACTGATGAAGAGATTCTTGGGTACAATGTTCCTGCCGGCACATCTAGGACTCAATTTAAGGAAATGGTTGCAAAAGAACTTTTTCCGTCTCAAGCAAATCAGTCTCGTTCAACTGCTCCAACAAGCAACTTGGGACGCCCAGTCAGCACTGGAACTTTGCCGATAGCTCCTGCTGGAGGGGTGTTTACGATTGATGGGGTTGAAATGAAGGTCGTTCCAAGAAACAAGTAAAAATGCCTACATTTACTGTTACAGCAAACGGCCAAGAGTACGATGTAGATGCTCCAAATGAGGAGTATGCTGCAAAAGCAGTTGCGCAGATGATGAAGTCTGCGCAGCCTGCTGCTCAGTCTCCCATTGAGCGTCCAGACCTACTCACAACTGCGCTTGAGTTTCAAGGCCGCCCAGCAGAACAAGTGGGAGCCACTCTTGCTGACCTTGTTCCTCCTCCTGAACTGGCTGCTGACCTGCTAAAGGCAAAATCTCCACAGGGGGGAATGCTAACTGAGTCGAATGTGCAGGCAATCGTGTCCCAGCTTGAGCAAACTGGCTCGATTCGCGACGTGCTCAACAAAGAGGTCGCATCTGGAGGACTGAGTCCAACGGCTACACTTGACCCGCAACAGTATCCTGTGCTGGCTCCAATCTGGGAGCAGTACAAGCAGGAGATGGAGCCGTCCATGATTGGTGCTGCCGCTCGTGGTGCAGTCAGTCAGGTTGGACCAACGGTTGGTGGACTTGCTTTAGGTGCTGTTGGGTCAACGACAGGGGTAGGGGCACTGCCAATGACTATTGCTGGAAGCGTATTGGGAGGAATGGCCCAGCAAGAGATTGTTTCTGAGTTTCAGACACCACAAGAACAGCAGGCTGCTCAGGCTCAAGCGGTTTTTGACGAGGCTCGCGCTAGAGGTTCAAGAGCAATAGGAGAGGCGCTTCCTCAACTTGCCACCATGAAGCCGGCTATTGGCACGCTGCAAAAAGCGATTGCAGGCGATCTTGGCGCAATTGGTGCAGTTGCTCTTGGATCTGCCATTGGAGGGACTATTCCGGCAGCCATGGGCGGCGGAACGGAACGCACAATCGTTGGCGCAGTGTCTGGTGGTCTTCTTCAGCCAAGGCAGTTCATTCCAGGCACAAGGATTCCGATTGCAAGCGCACTTCAGCGTGACATTCGGACAGAACAGGCTGCCCAGCAGGGCGCACGTCGTATTGTCCAGGAGTTTGCCACTGAAGCAGGAGGAGTGCCTGAAGAGCTTGCGCAACGCATAGAGAGAACGGCTCCGGTGCTGATGTCTGAAGGAGTGACTCCTTTGACAACGGAAATCTCTGGGAACGAGGGTCTGATCTCGCTTGGAAACGCTCTCGCCAATATCAACAAGTCTCTTCTTAGTGTTCGACAAAGGTCTAGGGAGGCAATCTCACGAAACATTGGTGAAACACTCCAGCAGTCTGGAGCCACATTTCAAGAGGCCAAGGCATTCCTTCAGCAGCAAACGCAGCAGCTTCGCGACGATGCTATTGCCGCTAGAGATGCGTTTATCAGAAGGGGGGACCAGCAGGCTGCAAGCATTGTCGAAACGGCCCTAGCAACAGAACGCGCAGCAGCAGAACGGGCCAGCCAGAACCTTGCTACTGCCGAGGATGTGCTCGACACGATGAAGCAGGCCCTTGAAACGGCCAGAATCAAAATTGCATCGAGAACTGGAGAGCGTGACCGTGCAGGTGCTTTGGTGAAAGGAGTTTGGGAGCGCGAAAGAGTTGATGACTTAAAGGATGTAGACAAAGCGTACGAATCACAACGAGTTTCCACGCTTACTTCAGATGCCAAAAACGCCTTGGAAGCGGCTCGTCAGGCCGCTGGACCAAAGGGAGCTGGTCTATTTGGAGATCTGCCTGAAAAGATTAAAGAGATCCTAATTAAACTTGAGCCTAAAAAGGATGTTCAGACGACTGTAACTGTGCAAGATCTCAGGTCTGGTATTGCTGCTATAAACGGCAAGATTGGAGCATCAATGGATGCAAACGAGATTCGTTTGCTAAAGATGGTCAAGGAGGGCTTCGAGAAGGACATTGACGCTCTTGGAAGCATTAGCTCTGAGATTGCTGCGGCAAACCAGAAATACAGGGCTCACAAAGAGAAGTATGGTGGCAAAGTTGGAGATGCTGTGCGCTTTGGAAGAGTTGAGGATTCAAGGACGATTGACGCCTATTTGTCAAAGCCACTAGAGATACAATACCAATTTAGATCCTCTCTAAAAGAAGATCCTCAAGCCCTGCAAGCTGTTCAGGACTGGATCATCAATGATCTGTCAACTTCAGTTGGAGAGAAGGCAACACCTGCAAAGTTTAACAAGTGGTTAAAAGATCGAAATGTTGAAGGTTGGCTTGAGGTTTTTCCAGAGGCTCGCGCATCTGTTGATGCTTTTGCGAAGGACGTTGCACAGGCCACTGAAGCGGTCACGTCTGCTGAAGGAGTGCGTCGTACCTTTGTGCAGGAATTGAAGGGGCTTGGAGAAGAAGCATCTCAGCTTGCAAAGGAACAGGCTAGGGACATCAAGAAAACCACTGCATTTCAAGCTAGAGAGCGACTTAAAGAGCAACAGAAAGAAATTGCAGACAGCGCCGCCTCAAAGATACTCAAGAAAAACCCTGTCAAAGCCATTTCGGAAATGATGGATTCAGGAGATCCAGAGGAGTTTGCAAAAGATCTAATGCGGTCTGCCGCAAAAGACCCAACTGGAAAAGCAACAGAAGGCGTGAAAAACGCCATGTACCAGTATTTGAAGCAAGAAACTGCGTTGCTTGGAAAGATTGCATCTACAGCAGAAAATCCAACTGCAACAGTCACGATGGAGCAGTTTGAAAGGTCATTCAAACAGCTCAATGAGATCCTGGTTGAGGACGGAGAAATCAGGAACGCTATTACAACAGTTCTAGGAAAAGGCAGCAAGGAGCTTGGAATGCTCGACCTTTACCGTGGACAGCTTGAAGTCATGGAACGATTCCGCCGGGCTGCTGCCGGTCAGTCTGTGACAAGTCTAAACACCCAGCTTGCGCAACGGTTTGCAGAAAGCGAAGCCAAGAACATGCTTGGATACTTCGGCAGAATTGCCTACGGGCTTACTCCGCCAGGGCTAAAGCAAGGCGGGACAGGAACTGCTGCTCGTGCTGCTGGCGCACTGATTGATAAACTGATCTCAGTCTCAGGTGATCCGTCTGGAAGAGCCAGAGCAATTCTGGTAGAAGCAATGACCGATCCAGACCTGATGGCTAAACTGCTTCGTCCCCTGAACAAGGACACGCTTCCAGAAGCCAAGACGCTCATCAAACTTTACCTAGTGCCCCAAGGCGCAGAACCTCAACAGGAGTCTAAATAATGTCCTCTTCCATCGTATCTCCATTCCCATTCTTCACTGACACGACAGGAGCCCCGCTAGAGGGCGGGTACATCTACATCGGCCAGTCTAACCTGAACCCAGAGACAGCCCCTGTAAACGTGTTCTGGGACGCTGCATTGACCATTCCTGCTGCCCAGCCTGTTCGTACTGTTGGTGGCTATCCAAGCAGACAGGGAACGCCTAGCAGGTTCTACTCTGCGACTGACACATACTCGATCACTGTCAGGAACAAGAATCGTGCTCTAGTCTTCTCTGCGTTTGACCAGACTGACTCGCCTAGTTCGGTCTTCGACATCTCCACGCAACTCATCACTGCTACTGCGAGCCAGACTACGTTTACGCTGACCGTGTTTAGCTACCTGCCCGGTACTGACACGTTGCAGGTCTTCCGAAATGGGCTCAGGCTAAACCTTGGTCTGGACTACTTGGAGACGAACTCCTCGACTGTGACACTGACTGCGCCGGCTGCTCTTGGTGACCAGTTTTTGTTTCAAGGTGGCACAGTAGTAACCGGCAATCAGGTTCCCGGATCGCAGGTTTCGTTCCTTCAAGCCGGTGCAGGCGCTGTTACGCGGAACATGCAGGACAAGGTCCGCGAGAGCGTGTCTGTAAAGGATTTTGGAGCGGTGGGAGATGGCGCTACGAATGACGCTCCGGCAATTCAGGCAGCAGTTACAAGTGGCGCTGTATACGTTGCGTTCCCTCCCGGAAACTATAGAATCACATCTTCAATTACTTTAACGAGCAGCGTTAGTGTTGTTTTTGAATCTGGAGCATACACTTCTGGCACTGGCTCCATTTCTGGAGGAACTATTTTTCGTCAATCTGGGTCTGGAGCCGCAACACGATCCCAAGCAGCGGCAGTTGCTGGATCAGTTATGGGCATAGAGGGAATTGTTGAAGAATCCGAATACTCATTGAAGGGAGAAGCTGGAATCTGGCCCGGAAAAACTTTTACATTTCAAGGAATCAGCAAAACATTTGATTCTGGATATAATTCCACAACTCCATCTCCTGCTACTGCTTTGTTTGTATTTGCAAATAACAAAAATACAAATACTGATGTTGTTGGAATAATGTCTGATTGTGTTTCCAGAACAACTGACGACATAGTGTTTGCTGCTAATTTTATTGCTAGAAACGACTCTGGTGCAAACAACGTAAAACTTGTTGGATTAGAGATTGATATACAACCAGCATCTGGAACAACAATTAACAGCAACTCAATTGGGCTGGCATTAAATATATTCACAATACCAACATCAGTACCAGCAATTCAAATTGGAGGTGTTAGTGGGGGAAGTTGGAATAATGGAATTGTAATAAATGGAGTTTCTGGAGCCGGAGTTGCAGCTCAATCTGGGGCAACAATGGCAACCCTCATAAATGCAACTGGAGGGACTTACAGTGATACTGCGATAAGGCTTTCAACTGGGATCACAAACGCAATTTTCTTTGGAGTTGATTTTGCAAATGGATCACCACGAATTTTTGGAGACTCTTCTGGGAATCTAAAAATAGATACAGGAACTGCTTTTGGTAAACTTTTGCTTACTGGTAAAGCAAATATGTCTGGATTGCCAACATCTTCTGCCGGGCTTGTTTCTGGAGATGTTTGGATAAATGGATCTGTGCTAAATATTGTTCCGTAATGAAAACAGTCACACTCACTTTTACTCAAGAGCAACTTCACATCCTTAATGCGGCCCTTGGAGACGTTCCATACCGGGTTGCTGCACCACTGATCGCTAGTATTAACAGCCAGATTCAACGGCAGTTTCAGCGCGAGGACGACGACGCACCCACCGGGAGCAACCACAACCTGCCACAGACTGACGCCTCACCAAACAACCTATGAGCAGCAAATCTTTTCAAAACGCATCAAAGCTCTGTAACATTGTTGTTCCGGGGCAAAACACAACAGCGGCACCAACGGTTGGATTTTACTTTAACCCACTTGTAGCAGAGTCTGTTTACACAGGCATTTTGGGCACAAGCTCTGCCCCAATAGCTACTAATGGAACTCCTGCGTCATTTGCAAAGTATAGCTCCAGAGGAGATGTTTCTGGAACGCAGAATCCAGCGTGTTTTGCAGTTGGATATAAGACAGCAACATCAGCAAACAGCAGAGTTCAGGGCTTCTATGGCGAAGCGATAGATTCCGCTGGAGGAGTTGGAAGTTTTGTTGAAGGCGGGAGATTTGCTGGAATCAACGTAACATCCGCACTAAAGGGTGATGTTTATGGATTGATTGCTTTGGCACAATCTGGAGATACCACACATACACCAGCAAGTGATTATGTTATTGGATGTGAATCAGAAGTTATAACTTACAATGGAGATGCTCCAGCTCCAGTTTTGTTCAACATCAACAAAATTTCATCTTCATTTAATGCTACTGCAAGATTGGGCAACCGTCCAAGTGCTGGGTTTTTGGTGAATCCATTCAACACGACCGCATCTGCTCCACAGTGTGGTTTTATGGTTGGACCCGGGCAACAGGGGATTGGCACAAAGTCAGTAAACCATACTGCGTTTGGATGCTATCAGACAGGATTGCAATACGGTCTTGATTTATCTGTTGGCTCTTACGCACAAGCAGCCGTTCTGCTCCCAAATAACTCTGTGATTCGTTGGAGAAACGCGGCTGGAAATGCTGAATTAAATTCGCTTTTTGTTGGGACGGACAACAAAATGTATATTGGCTTTGATCTCGATACTGTGGTTGTGTCAAAACCGCTTTGGTATGACAACCAAGACACATCACCTACCGCTGGAGCGATTGCTGGATATGTTGTGACTTACATTAACGGGACTCAGCGCAAGATACCTTATTACGCAGTATAATGAAATCAATTACACTTACCTTTACCCAAGAACAACTCCAAGTACTCAATGCCGCTCTTGGTGAAGTTCCATACAGAGTCGCTGCTCCGTTGATTGTCAGTATCAACAGCCAGATCCAGCGTCAGTTTGATCAGCGCGAAGACGACGATATGCCCACTGGCAGCAACCGTAATCTTCCGCAAGTGGACGATTCACCAAATAACCTGTGAACCACCTCGCCCACCCAGTTATCGCCCTAGTGATACAGGCTGTCATTGGTCTTGTAAGCGGTGACTGGTGGACTGGTGCTGCTGCTGGCTCGTTTTACTTTGTGGGCCGCGAGTACGCCCAGGCAGAGTATCGCAACATCGAGCACAACTACGGAGGCCGGCGAGCAAACATGCCTTACTTCGGCGGTCTAGAGCCTCGTGCTTGGACGCTCAAAGGATTGCTCGACTTCATTCTGCCTTCCCTAGCCTGTGTCTTTGTGGCATGGTTGCGCTCGTGGATCTTTTGACTATGAAGACACTTATCCAATCCTACGTTCGCCAGCCTTCGACTTGGTTGGGTCTTGCAAAGATGGGTACAGCTTTTGGCCTGTACTCAACCGGCATAGGTGGCGCCCTTACAACGGTGATCGTTGGCATCTTTGGCCTCATTGACGTGATTCGCAACGAGCGCAAGTAATGAGTATCACGCCGGGCAATTTGTCTCTGGTTTTGTCCGTGCTATCCTCTGTTGCTCCGGGTACTTGGGCGTTGCTGGCTGGAATTTTTGGCCTGCTTTTTGGCTTCTTTGGCAAACACATTCTCAAACACTATGACAGTCTTACCAGTACCCGTAATTCCAAGCCTCCAGCAACGCTACCTAGGCGCAGTTCCACCGGCAGGGCTGCAAATCCTCGCAGAAGTAAAAAGAGTCCTCCCTCCAGCGGCGACTGACGGTGTAGGGCTACCACCAGACAAGATCACTCCTTACTCTGGGATTTACGATGAAAATGGAAAGCTCCCAACAGTGCCAAGACCAGGAACCACTTTCATTGCTCATGCATAGCCGGCACCTCTTCGATCTGGCTACTGTCAACTTGGCAAACGTAGGCGCTTTGGCGCTTTCGCTTTCTGAGGCTGAACAATGGATTCGAGTTGCTGGATGTTTGTTGGCAGCAATATTTACAGCACTCAAGATCGTCGAAACAATTCGTAGCCTGCGCAAATAAGCCATGGCTAATATCACACGGAGCTGGAAACGGTTCCTTGCTGTCGGATGCAGTCACGGGCACCACGCTGACCAGCAGCTCCTAAAACGTGTGCTGGCGTTCAAGTCACGTTGGAATCCGCACACAACAATTCATCTTGGGGATGCTATCGACCTAGCGTGTCTCCGGGCCGGTGCCGCTGGAACCAGGGACGAGTCAGCAGATCCTGAGGGTGACCTGCAAGACGGACTCGCATTTCTCCACCAGCTTGAACCTAAGCTGTACTTCCTAGGCAATCACGAGGCCAGACTCAACACGCTCATGGAATCACCAAAGGCCATTGTGGCTGCATTAGCGGCCCGTGTGATGGCACAAGTCACCGATCAGGCCAGACGTATGCGGTGCGAGGTGATCGACTATAATTTCCAGAACGGATGGCGCCAGCTTGGTGACACGCTCTTTGGGCATGGGTACATGGTCAATGAACAGGCTGTCAGGGATCATGCCGAGGCGGTGTGTGGAGGGACTGCCAGCAAGGTGGTGATTGCTCACCTACACCGAGTACAGCAGGCAGAGGGACGCAACAGGGCACATCCTACTGGATATTGCGTAGGCTGGCTGGGAGACAAGGACGCTATGGGTTATGCGGCCAACCGCCGGGCTACTACATCGTGGAGTAGAGGCTTCGCTTGGGGCGAGCATTGCGATACAGAGACAGTTGTGTGGCTTGCCAAAGAGACAAAGGCTGGCGACTTTCGACTGCCTGTATGAAAAAGACCCTACTCGAACAACTCAGACATGAACTAATGGGAGAGCCGGCCCCTGAAGGCTGGTACACCATTGTGCAGTTGATGGAGCTGCTTGGCTCAAAACGGACAGCCACCGAGAACTTGGTTGTACGCAAAAAATGGCCGGTCAAAAAGTTTCGCAGTGTAGCTCGAGACGGCAAGGATTTGATTATCAAACACTACCACGTTGGAAAACTATGACCATCGAGGAAAAACAGGCTTACATTGAGAAGGTTGCCGCTGACCTAGGCGAACACTTCGATTGCGTTCAGATTCTGGCTCACGACTCAGACACCGACACTTACCAGACCTTTGAGGCAGGTTCAGGGAGCCTGTTTGCCCGCCTGTATCAGGCCATGCGGTGGTCAGAGGAGCCTGTAGACACACTAGACAACGAAGATGACGAACTTATCGACTAAAGGAATACAAGCGATCATCAACTGGGAAACCAGCGGTGAAGAGTACTACAAAAAGAATCCCATCTGGCCTGGTGGAGAGTCTGGCGTGACTATCGGTGTAGGCTGGGATCTAGGTCATACTCCAGTCTCTGAGACTAGCCGGGCTTGGGCGCCTCATCTGGATGCTGCGACTTTGGCTCTGCTTGTCAGTGTGTCTGGTCGCAAAGGAGAAGCTGCAAAGGAAGTGCTCAAGCATGTCCGGCACCTCGTTATCTCGTGGACATCAGCACTTTCTGTGTTCGAGAACGTCACTCTCCCGACCTGGTACATGCGCACGCTTAGGATCTATCCGCAGGTTGTGGACCTGCCGGGGGACTGTGCAGCAGCACTGGTGAGCCTGTGCTTTAATCGGGGCACTAGCCTAAGTGGAGAGAGGCGCAGAGAGATGTGTAACATTCAGGCACTTCTGCGCACTGGCAATTTGAAGGAGATTCCCAAGCAACTACGCGAGATGAAGAGGCTCTGGCCTACAGTTGAAGGACTTAGGAATCGCAGGATGCAGGAGGCTGACCTCTTTGAGGGTGGACTGATTCCTGCTGGAGAGTAACGATTTCCCGGATGGTGCGCAGGGAGATCCTGCGACTGGGTGCAGGGGTGCTTCCACATGAAACAAAGGGACTTGCTGCTCTGCTGCTTAAACAGGCAGTAGACAGCAAACCGCGCCTTGCTACATTAATTAAATGGAAATCAGTTTGAGAGAACACTGCCAAAGGATTGCGGCACTTGGGGGTGCTGCAAAGTCTGAAAAGAAGACACAGTCGTCGCGGGAGAACGCTCGCAAGCCAAGACCTAAGGCACGAGAAAACAACGCTTTAAGACGGGCTGAAAAAAATCTTACAAAAGACTAGCAAAGCGGGGCTTGCTGGATAGATTGAAGCCCGCATGAGCACATCTCGCTACTCCAAACCTGACATCGAATCCCCGTCTCGAACGGATGATTACCCAGAGCCTGGCATCAAGCTGGACTTCTCAGCGATCCAGCCCAATACCCGCCGGTGGACATCCGTCAAACTGGCCACCATTGCAGCTCTTCTGATGATTGACCTGCTTGCCCTAATCGGCACTGGCAACATTATCGAGAGCTTGGGCCTCGTAATACTGGTCATCGTCAACCTCTGGGCACTCAATTGCAGATGACACACATGATGAACGGTCATCCGTTCTGGTCGAGGCCGGCCAGAACGAAGGATTATGACTTCGCGAGCCAGAAGTCAGACGACGAGAAAACGGCTTTTTTGTTCGAAGCCCCAGCCCTTGTGCGGGCGGCCATAAAGGCCGGTCTCATCGTCCCTCCCAAAGAGGAGGTCAAGCCAGAGCTAGGTCCAAACAGCGAGTGGGCACGGTGCAAGACCTGTGCCACGACATTCTCCCGTCAAAAGGGACACACTCGTAATCAATGCGGAATCTGCCGCCTACCAGACACTGTCTGCAACAATTGCGGCAAAACATTTCGACCTAAAAAAAGAAAGCAGCTTTGCTGCTCAATGGAATGCAGGGTTCATATCCTGCGCAACGCAGCCAAAAAAAGAAGCAATGAAAATTAGACACTCATCCCTCCCAAAGCTGGCCCTGTGTGGCCAGTTCGAAGGCACTGCCGGCAATAGCAGTGCGGCCTCACGCGGCACGATGCTTGACGGCATCTTTCGAGATGCATGGGTCAGCGGGGAACTTCCCCGTGAACTCAACGACGAAGACGCAAGAGCGGTCAGTTGGGCACTTGGTCAGTGTGTTCAGCTTGGTGGCGGTGCAGATGGCCTGACCACTAATGAGTCTGAGTGCCGTATCCAGACGAGCGGTATTGAGCACACTGGCACTGCTGATGGCATTGCAGTGCGTGGCAAGTGGCTCATCGACCTCAAGAGCGGTCAGGTCTACGACTACACCGGCCAAATGGCAGCCTACGCCTTGGGCCTGATGGAGACTCACTTCGAGCAAAACTGGACCACGCACTTGCTCTTCTGCGACCAGCAGAAGATGGTGACCCAACACTGGACCTACACAAGTGCGAAGGAGACGGTCCAAGCGATCCTCGACAACGTAGGTACGACTCCTAAGGAGAACGACTACTGTGGTTGGTGTGCGAAGTCACTTACCTGCCCAGGACGTGTCCAGTCTCAAGCTATCGTGTTACAGACGACTGAACACGCCATTACGCCTCAAGACGGCTCGTTCCTGACCCTGCTGGATGACCCAGCAAGGATCGGGCTGTTCCTGCGCCAGTGTGCCACTCTGGATCACTTCAGGGAGGCTGCTGCCGAGAAGGCTCGCCAGCTACTCGAAGCCGGTGAGCAAGTGCCTGGATGGCGCCTTCAGAAGCCTAGGGCTACTGAGTTTGTGGGAGCTGAGTACATCGCTGAAGCTGTCGAGGCCGGCACGATTGGCGCAGGAGATGCCATCAAGGCTATGGGATCACTGTCAGCCAAGAAGGCTGAACAGCTTTGGAGCGTAGCCGGTGCAGTCATGCCAGAGAACATCGTCAGCCGGAAGGTTGGCAAAGCACCTCTTGTCGCCTCCAAATGACACAAAACTACATCGCCATTGACCCCGGCGTGGGAGGCGGAATCGCTTATGTAGACACCGACGGGAGTGTTCATGCACTTCCAATGCCGGCAACCGTTGGAGACATGCGAGTTCAGTTGGAGATTCTTTGCACTGGAGAGAACACTGCGCCAGTCGTCTTCTTGGAGGAGTTGCCCAAGTTTGCTGGTAAGATGTCTGGTTCAAGCATGGCAACCATGTTCCGCAACTACGGGCGCATCGAAGGGCTACTCGCATCTTACCGGGCTAGGATCGAGTACCTGCCTCCAAAAAAGTGGCAGACTGCTCTTGGCCTAGGCGACAAGAAGACTCATGGCCCCCGCTGGAAAGCTCATCTTAAAGGACGTGCTCAAGCTCTCTACCCAAACCTTTCAGTCACACTGAAAACCGCTGACGCTCTGCTTATTCTTGAAGCAGGGAAGAAGCTAACAACAACCAAGTAAAACACATGAACCTCATCCCGTTCGATCAAACCAAACTGATGGCGCAGGCCATTGCAGAATCTAAACTCTTCGGCATCCAGACTCCTGCTCAAGCTCTCGCTCTGGGCCTCCTGTGCCAAGCTGAAGGGCGCCATCCAGCCGAGGCCGCTAGGGACTACCACATCATCAACGGCAAGCCTTCTCTGAAAAGCGAAGCCATGCTTGCACGATTTCAGCAGGCAGGAGGCCGTGTAGAGTGGCACGAGTACACTCACGAGGCTGTCTCAGGCACGTTCACGCATCCCCAAGGTGGAAGCCTGAAGGTATCGTGGACCATGCAGGACGCTACCCGTGCGGGCCTGACTGGCAATCCAACTTGGAAGAAGTTTCCGAGGCAGATGCTTAAGGCCAGGTGCATCTCTGAAGCAGTCCGTGGGATCTTCCCCGGTGTCCTGTCTGGCCTCTACGCTCCCGAGGAAGTCTCTGACATGCCTGTACAGGTAGTGGCTGAAACTGCTCCTGAACCTATACAGGTGCCTATACAGCTTGAGACGCCCAAGGAGGAATCGCTCCCTGAACAGATCAGCAGCGTCAACCTGATGGACCGGCTTCTGTCAGAAAAGACCAAGGCACAGAAGGACAAGGTCACTGCCGGCGCCATTAAGCGTGGCTGGATCACAGAAGGGCAGACATACAGGGATATGCCAATCTCCATCCAGACGCAGGCATGTGCCTTTCCTGAGAGGTTCTTCGCAAGTTTCGGAATTTAGTCAGAAACCAAAACCAAAACAAAACCACATATGCCCTCGATCAAAATCGACAAATCGGAACAGGTTAGCATCAAAGCAGGCATTCACAGTGCCATCATTGATGACGCAGCGGAAGCAGTCTCGAATGCTGGGAATGAGATGCTCAAACTCAAAGTCAAAGTGGGAAGTCTCACTTTCAACTCTTGGGTGGTCTTTACGACCAAGAACAGCAGGAACGTGGCTGAGTTTGCCACTTCCATCGGAAAGAAGGTTGTTGAAGGCAAGACTCTGACCATTGAGACAGAGGACTGCATTGGTAAGACTGCGACAGTCGAACTGGGTGAAGGCGAGCGGATCAATGAGAAGACCGGCAAGCCGTACCTTGAGATCAAGAGGTGGCTGCCACCAGGTAGCGAGTCTACGGACACTACTGGCGACGAGATCCCGTTCTAACACTCCCCCCCCGCAACACGGGGGCCGCGCATCCGACAAAACGCGGAACACACACATGTTGAAACAAGATCGAGAAGTGGCAGAGCGCATTGCGCAACAACTGCTCAATACGGACAAGAACCTGAAGGCGAATGGGCACCAGGGACTCGATCCAAACAAACTGGAGACGCTACTCCTTGCAAAGGCTATCCAGATTTTCGAAGGCAAGATGACAGTCGATCTACTCTCTCCGCTTGAGAGAGCACAGATGCGACACGAGGCGACTCTCTAAGCCAATGAGAGACCTAAAGACCCCGCAGGCTGAACAAGCCGAGCGGGCAGTGCTGGGCTGTCTCCTGTTCCAGCCACAGACAGCTTGGTCTACCGTTATCCAGACGGGCCTAGCCGGCACAGACTTCCTGCATCCCCAGTTCAAGGCAATCTTCGAGGGGATCAAGGAAGCTGCCGAGGAAGGAGCCAGTCTAGATCCCATTGCACTGTTCCACAGACTCGCAGGCCAGAGCATTCCGTTTCATCTGCTCTCTGACCTCGCGGCAGGCTTTCCAAGTCTCGAACCACTACCCGAGTGGTGCAGGCTCGTACAGGACGCATCCCGGCGCAGGGATCTCCTTACCAGACTTACACAAGCCACTAAGGCTATCTCAGAAGGTGAGTCTACCGGAGAGGTTGTCAGGGACCTAGGAGAGGCTGTTACAGTTGCCGGCGCAGAGCAGGGACTTGGGTCTATAGTACAGTCCACGTTCAATGAGCTACTCTCGTATGATACAGAGTGCGATAGAAACACACTGATCGGGAACAGATGGATTTGCAAAGGAGGTTCAGTTCTCATCAACGCCCAGAGCGGGATCGGCAAGAGCAGTCTGACGATGCAGTTGGCAATCGGCTGGGCCATGCCTAGGGACACTCCTGAGCGCACTGTGTTCGTCGATCTCCTCACCTTTGGCATCATCCCGGTGAGACCCCTTAAAAGCCTGATCCTGCAAGCCGAGAACGACATTGGAGACCAGTCTGAGATTCTCCAGTCAGTCATCTCGAAGTACGGGAAGCACCACTGCGACGAGCCAGTCAGGAACGACCTGAACGAGCGACTGGTGTTCTACCGCGACAACGTGCATTCAGGGGCTGAGTTCCTGCGAGTCCTCGAAGCCCTGGTCATCAAACACCAGCCTGACATAGCGTGGATCGACCCGCTCATGTGTTACGTTGGAGACGACATCAGCGACCAGAAGGTGGTCACAGAGTTTTGCAATGGGTTGAACAGGATCAGCTCCAAGACAGGGGTAGTCATGGCGCTCATCCACCATCTGCCCAAGCCCCGGGAAGGATCTGCACGCACAGACTCTGACTTGGCCTATGCCGGCTTTGGCTCATCAGCACTGACCAACTGGGCCAGAGAGGTAGTGACACTCCAACGTGTCGAGACGCCTCCAAACGATCCTCCGACATGTAGTCTGACGATGACCAAGCGTAGGCTCAGAGCAGGCATGATCTGCTTCGACTCGCTCAAGCCGGCATCGAGGATACACATCAGGCACAGTAACGAACCTGAGAGGCACGGGATGATTTGGCAGCCTTGTAGGAAGCCAGTACTCGACGAAGAAGAAGAGAAACCAAAGAGAAGGAAATGAACTACACAAAGATCGGAGCACTACAGACTCACAGGTACATCTGGGTGGACAGTGCCTACACGCACGAGGAGCCTGTAGGTTTAGTCGAGGCTATGTGGGTGGGCCTGACATCTATCCCTGGGCGAGCATGGGGGATCAATGTGATCCTTCGAGACGGGGGTGCACTGTACCGCAATATCCCGCCTCATGCTGTCTCCTTCACCGCAGATCCAGGACAGGAATGGGAGATCAGCCAAGCCCAGCTTTGGGACTGTTACAGCTATGATTTCACGGTCCTCCAGAACCCGATTATGCGTGGGATGCAGGTGTCTGTAAGGGTTGAGGACAAGGTGCTGCAAGGGGAATATCTCTTCTCCACTGCCCATCTACATGACGGCTGGTCAGACGCTCCAGAGCAGGACAAAGAGTTCATTTTTGTGAAGCTGAACAATGGCCGGCTGACTATCCAGCCAACTAACAGGGTGCGCTTCATCGACCACAGCTTCACTACAGAGGAGCTTCCAAAGTTGAAACTTCAGGAAACAGTGTACAGTTGCGAACAATGACACCGAGATCTGAGAACCCGAGAGAAGAAGGACCGTGGGGTTGGCAGGCCAGAGATGCTGCCGCCCAGGCTGGTCAACTTGGCACCAACCACTACGCAGTCTACTGCGCCTTGACCCACTTCCAAAGCGCGGCAGCGAGTGACCACAAGCGGAGGTTTGCTGCCAGTTACGACCAGCTCGCGGAGTACTTGAAGTGCTCAACAAAGACTGTCCAGAGATGCTTGGCTGACCTCCAAAAAGCAGGGCTTGTGAGGGTCTTTTCGGGTGCAAATGGCAGCAGGAGAAACATCCGAAACGCCTTTTTTTTGGCCTCGATTAGTAGGGACTGTGAGTCCCAACGTAGGGACTGTGAGTCCACATTGCCGAAGGACTGTGAGTCCCTACCGCCGAAGGACTGTGAGTCCTACCTTAATAAGAATAAAGAACAGTTAGACCGCGCCGCCTCAAGCGGCAGCGGGTCTAACAAAGAAAGGAGAAGGGAGCCCGCTCGCTCGCCCTTGAGGGGCGGCAGCGGTCCCAAAGAACCCAAAGACGAAAATGCGCCTTGGCTTGGAGAGGCTACCCCGGAGACCACCGAGAGGTACTGGCGGATGAAGGCAGCCTTGGATGCGATCAACGCTCCTTAAACTTTTTACTAAAGTCCGCACAAACTTCTGCCGATAACGAAACCGATGGAACAACCACAACCAACCAACTCGCTCCTCTGGGACATCATCATCCCTGAGGAAATCAGTGCGCTTAGGCGCTCAGGCAAAACAACGCTGGCTTCCTTGTTGGAAGATCAGCTCTTTGAGAGAATCGATAAACTGCCAATAGAGGCACCTAGCAGCCCCGTGAAGACCCCTAATGTACCCAAGTAATATGACCACAGCAGACAACACAAAAGAGGGGCTAGAAAAGCAGTTGGCAGAAGCCATGGCTCAAGTACAAGACCAGCGAGAAGCGTTTCACATCGCACTCAAAGTTGCCGAGGAGTTGCTCGACCTGGGCGGGCCAGAGATCAGGAACCGGCAGAATCTGCTGGCATGGGGACAGCTTGAGGTGACGATTCAACTTCTCAGGAAAGAAGTGCATAACCACTAATATGACCGACGAACAGATCAACCAGGCCATTGCCGAGGCGTGCGGCATCGTGGGCAAGAGCGGGGAAATTTACAAAACCCCAGACGGCTGGGTAGTAGACTGCCCGAAGTTTGCCACCGACCTTAACGCAATGCATGAGGCTGAAAAGACGCTCAAAGGCTACGAGCAGATCCACACCTACGTCTGGCACCTCAACAACAGGAAGGACTGGGAGACTGACTTCAAGCTGATGGAGGTCCACATTTCTGCGAGAGACAGGGCAGAGGCGTTCCTGCGCACGCTGGGCAAATGGGAGGAGGTGCAGGAATGAACGACGCAGGCGAACAGATCTTGCTGCATCGAATCAAGTCGCTGGAGTGGCTTATCGACGTAAAGACTGAGCAAGTCCACAGACTAGAAACTGCACTAAAACGCATTCGTGACTGCGACTTCGTTATCACCCTGCCTGACCGCATGGACGCGGTTCGGGCTATAGCACGGGAGGCACTGGAACTATGAAAAAGAAATTAACTGAGAAAGAAGAACTCGAACAAGTCTGGGACATGCTCCACCGGGCCATGATGGTTATCAACGACCTTGCCGGGCACTACCAGCCTTGCTGGCGCTTGCAGCAGGAGATCGACGACCTGCTCGAAGGGATAAACGAACTGGAGGGACCACAAGAATGAGCATGACACCTGAAGAGCGCCAAGACACTGAACAGGCACTGGCAATTCTGCGGACCAGTCTGCGCAGAGAGAAAGAAAAACGCAGGGCTTGGCAGGCTTATGCCTTGGTCCTCGAACAGCAAATGAGACGAGAAGGCTGGACCTGCGAGGATCTTGACGATCTGCCAACAGGCAAGCCAGAGTAGTAACACTTCCGCGACACCTGCGTGGCCTGACCTCATTGGGCTAGAAGTGGTGCGACAACCCGGAGAGCACGGGTCCCCTTTTTCCGAGTAAACTCACTTTTGAGAAATTGGCTGAGCGATTTTGGTTTTCAGCTTTTTGGTATTCCAAGCGGGCAAGCCTGGGTGGTTCTCAGGCGTGGGCGTATGGGTAGTCCTGGGTGTAGGCAGCCGGGCACGTTGACCTGGGCGGGAAGGCAGCTCGCCAGCTCGTGACCTGGGGCAGACTAATGGCAAGGCAGGCTTTCAGGAGAGGCTAAACAAAAGGCAGGAATGCCCCTTAAACGGCTTTTCAGGCCGCAGGGGTATACAGGAACGCAAAAAAGGGCAGCCCCGGTTAAAGGGCCGCCCTAGTTCGACGGATGCGTAGGATTGAGAGAACGGACTAAAAGGTGCAGCAACCGCAGCAAGGGGCATCTTCACACCGGCCAGCCCGGTTGCGGTAGCCCACCCAGCCCGTGCTGGTCACCACTCCGTAGCTTGTTGCAGTTCCTCGGCTGATTTCTAAGGCACGTTCGGTATCCTGGCTCTGCACGCCGGCAGCACAGTCAGGACACTCGACACGCCAGCCCCGGGAAGCGCGGCTCAAAACGCCGGCACGGGCAGGAACATAGGTTTCGCACTTGGCGCACTTGGAAGGGTATTTGTTGCTCATTGGTTTCTATGGGTTAGTGGGTTTGTGGAGCATACCAGCTCCCTGCCCTGCCCGCCGTAGCAGACAGGGACGGGAACCGGTGAGACTACAAAGTCGCAGCCAGCTCCCGCATGATTGGCTTCAACTCGAAACCGTCAGAGAACCGGGAGAAGAAAGCCTCCCAGGTCTCATCGTGGAGTTTCACGCCCTGAGTGGTGGCACCGTAGCGCCCGTGAAACCTGAAAAACACAGGGACTTCGGAATCTTCAGGCGTTGGCCAGCATTCCAGCTCAACAGAGCCGTGGTCGTATTCGGCTTCGATAGAAACATAGTTAGAGGTGCGGATGGTTTTCATGGGTTTTTTAGGTTTGGTTTACTTGCTGACGGAGAGTGTATCGGCAGGCGGTGAGGAAACTTTAGGGAAATTTCACGGGTCCCCTTTTTCGGATCAGTTCACTTTTGAGAAATGGTCTGAGTAAATTCCGATCCTGGCTTTTTGGTTTCCCGTATGGGCCAGAGAGCCAGGCTTCTCACGAGCATCCCGGCGAGCCAGGCAAACAAGCCAGCTCCCAACGGGTCCCCTTTTTCCTGATTAAAACGGAAACGGGTTTTGACCCTCAGTGATTTTGACTTTT